TCCTTGGTAATTGGTGAGTTTGAGAAGGAGATACACCCAGAAAGAACTATAGGGGGAGTAACATACCCTGCGATAGTTGAAACATGGGTAAAGCTTAAAGCAGAATACGAAATTACCATTACCGACATTACCAAGGAACATGAATTAAAGAAAAAGCTAGAATCTAAAATCAACATTGGTGCGCAAGTAGACGCAATTGGTGTAGCTGCTCAGAATTTAATTATTGGCGATAACGTGCTAATTAAACGTGACTTAAAAGAACGTGATAAAATGAAGAAAGACTTTGAAGCAATCCAGCTTAGAATTGCTGAGCGTAATATTAAAGAAGCATATAAGTTAATTGCTGAAATGGATATTACAAAGTATCCTTCTTATAAAGAACTACAAGAAGATTTACTGGCACTACTAAGCAGCGTTTTGAAATAGTTTAACACATAACTAAGATAGCATGGAGGCTATGTTATGAGAGTAAGAATAGTATTTTCAGATACCAAGAGTTGGACTCCTTGGGCATGGGCGATTAAAAGATATTTAGGTACTCAGTACTATCACACTTCTTTTTATTTAGATTTTTATGACGAAATGTGGGAATCTCTTACTACTGGTGTAAAATTTAGTAAAAGAGAAGAATGGTTAAAAACCCATGTAATTATAAAAGAATTTATACTAGATTTAAGTCCTGAGCGAGTAAATGAGATACGAACCATAGCTCAAGGTAAACTTGGGACAAAATATGGTTATTTCCAATATGTTGTCATTCTGTTAAATTTAAGTATTAATAATAGTTGGAGACAATTAATTTGTTCTGAGTTTGATGCCAGGATTTTCGCAAAAGAATTAGGGTATCCGGAAGATACAAATTTTGATAAAATAACTCCTAAAGATCTGTACCTAAGAGTAAAAGAGTTATACGGAAATACCTCTGATCTTTTGCGAAAACTAAAAGGATTTTAAAAATGAGCAATGAGGAGTTACTTGGTTTCTTAATAGACGACATAAAAGGTATAAAGATTACTCAAGAATGTATAAAAACTACACAAACAAACATTCTAGTAGAGATAGCAACACTGAAAGTTAAATCAGGAATATGGGGTTTAGCTGGATCTTTAATACCGACAATTGGTGCAGTATTATTTGTTTTACTTAGCAAAGGATAAAATATGAATTGGACAGTTATAATCTTAAAAATAGTAGAAATGATTTTAAAGTATATGTTGGGCCAAGAAGATCAAAAAGAATTGGTAAAAGAAAAGATATCTGCACTATTGAAATAATTACCTGTTATTATATTTTACTTTCTTAATCAACAGTACTCTATTCTGTCTACTCTTTTCGATCGTCCAATCTAAATTACGAAAGCAACATTTCATTACTATCCGTCTTATAGAATTTGCTACACTGATAGAAGTGTCAAAAGGTGCAGCTTCTCCTTTAAATAACTCCTTACTTATTTCTTCAAACGTCATTTGTTTTCTACCTAAAATTTTAATGATCCTCTCTTCCCTGTCACTAAAACCACCACTTATTGATTTCATTTACTTGCTCCCTATTATTGTTTTTTTAGCTTCTTCGACGTAATATGTCCAATCAACGTCATCCCAGTTAAAGTTGGTTGCAACATTACACTCTTTTACTAACCATCCAGATTGTATAGAAGTCTCAACAATCTCATATTTACTTTTCTTCTTGTTATGGATTCTTTCATCCCAAACATCTTTACCTATTTCTTTCATTATTTCTTTAAAATAATCATCCTTTAAACTATTTTTACGCTTATATTGTCCAATCTCTCCCTTGGGATTGGATACTTTTTTCATAGGTTGACCGCTTATGGATACATAATATCTCACTGTTTTTAGCTGTTTAACGTCACCTATAAAGATTTTGCTATCTGAGGTTGCCTTATATCTAAGCATAAAGTCGAAAGGATTTGTCACAAGTTTAATGGCACACTCAATTGGCCAAGAATGAGTCATTACCTTTTCGGCTGCAATTTTTGAAGCTAAGTTTGAGAAGTCTTTGTTCCATACTCCTTCATAGTCTTTCTCTGAGGTTGGAAACCAATAAGCTCCTTTGCGCTTAAGCTTCCCTTCCATTGTCTCACTGAGGTAATTATTTACATCTCGTATCCACATTCTATTATACTTAACCTCTTCAAGAACCAAGTCAGTCATTGACTCCCATTGCCTACACCAAAACTCAAACAGATACTCGTATTTTTTATTTATATAAACTGTTATACCGTCTGTATTTGCTTGGATAACCTCACAGTCCGGGAGCAAGTCCATCATCTCAATAAGCTGAAGGATCTGAAGTTGTCCGTTAACTGTCACCGTAAAGGTGTATTTGGGGTCATAGAAAGGAGAAAAAGGATTATTGCTGTTACCATACGCTCCGTTTCCAGCAAGCTTTAAAGCAGCGTTTTGACTACTACCCTTGGGATATCTAGCACGATCTTCTTTAATTTGCCTGTAAGCGTCTACATAGGATTGTCCTAAATGCTCAGGAGCGAAACGATTAGCGATAGCAACCGCAACATACATACCAGCAACGTCAATATCAATTATTTGATGAGTATCGCTTGTTTTGTATATCTTATTCTCCGCAGAGGCATGAACACCACCTACTCCAAAATGAAAATTAAGCCCTGCTAAAGATGTCTCTAAACTAGGTCGATCGTTGCCTGACAAATAAATAGTTTGTCCAGTAAACCAAGATAGCACTTCATTAAAGGGTTCGGTTCTAAACCAGATTTTAGGTAGTATTATGTTTTTAAATTCAATTACATCTCTCAAAGTTTGACGAGGTTTGTTTCCTGAGAAACATTTTGTTCTTCCTAATCGGGTAATCAAATACTCTGTACCAATTTTAACATCATTGTAATTTAAAACATCTCCTCGTAAAACCCCATTTGCTAAATATTCTCTGCGCATATCTACAAGATGTTTGTTCTTTAAATAGAAACGCTCTGTTTCCAGAACATCGTGAAGGTTATAACTCCTCAACTTATCTTTCTCTTGGTCGTTTAAATCTCTGATATCAAAAGGCAAGTCTTCGATTGAGTTAGATCTCATAGCAAACTGTAAAGCTTTCAAACTTGTTTTCTTAGAAACATTATCAAAATGGCAAACTCTATAGATATCTATCTGAGGTATCAATCGATCGTAAACTTTAACTTGATTATAACCTGCACTTTTGATTATAGTTTGTGCCATTTGATAAGCTTTATTATAGTCAAAAGTGTAAGGATTGATTAACAATTCGTGAAGAATTGGATAATCGAAATCTAAATTATTAAATCCTACCATTTCCATTTTTACATTTCTCAAATAACCAAGGAAGTTTAACAATTGATCTCGCTCATTAATACGATCCGATAACTCATACATATAGATGTCAGATCTATCGTTAAACTTCCCACAAAATGTGAAGATGTTAGGCATAGTTTCGAGGTCATAAGTAAAAAACGTCATACACTCCTTAGTTTGGTCTTGGTGGTACTGGGGCCATCATTGCATTAGAAGGGTACGCAGTTGGAACAGATCCATTTGCCCAAGGTAAAGGGGTCGGTGTAACAGGCATTTGCATAGTAGGAGTCGGTATAGCTCCCACAGGTGGGACAGGTACGTTTCCCATTGGTGGCTGAGTTTGCTGAGGCATCGTTGGTGCAGGTTGCATTTGTTGTGGTAACACAGGATAATGAGGAGCAGCTTGTTGAGGCATCATCGGTGCGTTCACAGCATACCCATTAAGGCTTGGAGTCATACCTGTAGCAACGTTAGGCATTACAGGTGCTTGACCTGCAACAACTTGACCAGCATAAGCAGGTGCAGCTTGTCCAAAAATCTGATCTCCACTTGGTGTATTAATAATCTCTTTACCAGATTGAATCAATTGAACAGCAGAAGGGTTGAGATAAAGTCCAGCTCTCCCTTGTCCTTTAGCTGCATGAGATTTAACGTTTAATTGTACGTTAACGTAATCACCATTTTTAATTCCAGTATTTACCAAGATGTTATTTCCACCTTCAAAAATAAAGAATTTAATAGGAATTTGTGTTGTACAAGAAAGAACTATGTGACCTGCATATCCTTCTCTTTTTGCAAAAGGTATGCCTTTGTCGTCAATAGTGTCACCGTCTTTAAATTTCATAGCGAAACCCGGTGGTATGTTACCACTTGGATAAAGCGTAAAAGCTTCTTGATATAAAGCGTTCCATATTTTTGTAAATTCCTCTGTAGGTTGTCCTGTGGCTGGATTAAACTTAGGAACAGCTAAACCGAAACCGTATTCAACTACCGGACTTCCGTCTACTCCTACTAAAACTTGACCAGTGTTAAAATCTGTTTTTCTTTTGCCTTCAAATAAGTTTGTTCCTGAAACCCAAACTATTCTTCCTTGAACTACTAAATTCTGACCATTACTTTGTTGCGACATAATTTTCTCCTCCATTAGGGTTGTTTGTCCCAAATATTTTATTTCCGATCTGCTTGGTGTCTGTCTTTTTTAAAGTTACACCTAAAAACTTTGTTTCTGTTAATTGTTTCACTAAGTCCTTAGATACTCCCATTTTCTCCGCTTTTGCAGGAGTCATAAAAACATTTTCAATTAAATTCTTTCCTGTCATTAATTTTAAAACTTCTGGATTAATTCCATTTTTCCAAACTCTGTTACTGTATCGTTCTGTTTGAGCATATGAAGGGATTATCTGACCTTGTTTGATTCTTAAAGAACCAAGCTCAGTTAAAGAATCCTTTTTAATTTTTATAACTTCTTCCGCTCTTTGTAGTTGATCTAACTGTAAAGACAATTCATCATTGTCGATGCTATCTTGGAAAAACTCAGTTGTAATTTCTAACGTCCTGTAAAACAAACGATTGAAAGCTGGACACGCTTCACCTGCTCCCATACAGTATTTACATTCTTTAGATGTTTGTAAATCCTTCTTACCGTCTCTAATTTGTTGCATCCTATTTTCAATCTTCTCTTTATAACCAAGGAGTTCAGAGTAACTTAAAACCCATTCCCTTGTTGATCCGTCTTCATGGTGAGGTCTTGGTTGATGAATCTTGAGTGAGATTTCGCTAAACGCTCTACCTCTTCTTACAACTTCACCTATAGCGTAAGCGATTAATTGCCAGTTATCTTTAACTTCAACTAAACCCCAACCATATTTTAAATCTTCAACACATAGTCTATTTTTTTTATCTACAAACGCAACGTCATATCTTCCTTTTATCCAGATCTCTGATTGTGTTTGCCAATCAATTTTTTGTTCACATAGAATTTCTGATGCTGCTCGTTCTTTAATGTCTTCAAATAAAGGTGTAATATAAAATTTTATATCGTCATCAAAATAATGTCCTTTAGAAGACGTTTCACCTACAGGCTTATTTGTAAGCAATCTTTCTAAATACTCGCTTGCAGCTTCTCCTTCGTCTGCGCCTTGTTTTTGCGCTGGTTTAGGAAGATCCAACAAAACGTATCCTGCACAAATCATTGGTCTTGCTAGGTTTGAAGCGGTTATGTACATATCTAACCTACCTTTTGTATAAAGTTATATGATACGAAACTGTTAAAAAGTTCTTCTTTTTGTATATCTGTCGCTTGCCAAATTTCAAGTACACCAAAGTAATTCTTTAATGTCTCTATGTATTCTTGGCTTATAATTTTTCTATTTATTAGATCCGCTAAAACCATAGGGAAGTTTTGTTTGAACGTATCCAGTGTATGACCGTTAGACAAAGTAGGTGGTATCATTACAGGTTGAACAATAGGAGTTACATTTTCAACAACTTCGGGTACTCTAGTTTCCATGTTCGGGACAACCTGTTCCGGTTTAATAGTGTTAATTTTCTCACGTAGTAGTTGTTTAATTGCATTAGCGGTTGCATCATCTACGCCTCTTTTAATTCTCCATGTTCCGTCTGCTATTTTTGCACGACTAGACGCATGAATACTTTTCACCCAAGGTAAACCCTCGGAATCTAATTCAACGTCAGGAGAATTAAATATAACCTCACTAGAAATGCTTGGTTCACTTGGTATAATTTTAAGTGGTTCTTCAACTATTACTGGCGGTACATCGATCATTGCCATTATTTCTTTATCTAAATCGTCTTGACTTACATCTTTTTCGCTTTTAGACTTTTCTACTACATCTAAACTTAATTCTTTATCTATATCAGATATAGCTTTTCTAAGTTCTTGAAGTGTCTTTCCTTTGATTATTACTTGGTACATTTATTGCCTCCCTCGGTTAATAAATTAATTAATTAATTAATAAATAAATCCTTTACTTATGTCAACATATAATTTTAAATATGAGTTCTGATGATTACTTTAAGACCATACCAATTAGATCTAAAAAAACAAGTATTTGACGCATGGTCGTCAGGGTTTAAAAACGTCTTAATGATATCTGGAACAGGTACAGGGAAGACCGTTTGTTTTTGTTCAATAGTTATAGATACGTTAAATGACCAAGATATTCATTTACCTACGGCAATTATGGTGCATAGGAAAGAACTTGTGCAACAAATTTGCTTAACGCTAGCAGAACAACAAATCCAACACAATATTATAGCTTCAAGACCAACTATAAAAGGAATAATTGCAGCAGAACGTAGAGTTTTTGGTAAGCAATTTTATAATAGTAACAGCATCGTAACAGTAATTTCAGTTGATACTTTAATTGCACGTTATGACGTTTATAAAATATGGTGTCAACAAATTAAACAATGGATAACCGATGAAGCAGCACACTTACTTAAAGAAAACAAATGGGGTCGTGCGGTTTCGTTCTTTGAAAACGCTCGTGGTCTTGGCGTTACTGCGACTCCTGAAAGGCTTGATCGTAAGGGTCTTGGTTCTCATGCTGATGGCGTATTTGATATTATGGTTGAAGGGCCACCAACAAGATGGATGATTGATAATAAATACTTATCTAAATATAAAATTGCAATACCTGATAGTGATTATTTAAGATACTTAGAGAAAGGGTCAAGTTCAACAGATTACTCGAAACAAGCAATGACTCAAGCTTCTAACCAATCGCAAATCGTTGGAGATGTTCTAACAAATTATCTTAAATTTGCCAAGGGTAAGCAAGCTATCCTCTTTGCTACAGACGTTGTTACCGCTGAGAAAATGGAAAAGATTTTTATAGATAAAGCGGTAAAAGCAAAAAGTTTAAATGGAAATACTCCTGACGCAAAAAGATTAGATGCTTTAATTAAATTCAGAGAAAAGAAAATACAAGTTTTAATAAACGTTGATCTCTTCGATGAAGGTTTAGATGTTCCTGGAATCGAATGTGTCATCATGGCAAGACCAACAAAAAGTTTAGGAAAATTCCTTCAAATGATCGGGAGAGGATTAAGAATAGCAGAAGGTAAACAGTACGCTATTATCATCGATCATGTAGGAAACATAATAGAACATGGTCTTCCTTGTCAAATAAGAAAATGGACTTTAGACAGAATTCAAAAGAATGGAAGAAAATTAAACTTCCTTAGAATTTGTTCAAACTTTGAGTGTAATTCTCCGTATGACAGAATACTAACTTCATGCCCTTGGTGTGGTGAGGAAGCTATAAAAGTTTCTGCTTCTAGCGGTTCAAGCAGAATACCACCGAGAATGGTTGACGGTGACTTAAGTTTAATTGATCCAGAAACACTTAGAGAATTAGAAGAAAAATCAATCCTTGAAGATCCGGGACGTGTTGCAAATAGAGTTACTCATGCAGTTAATTCTATGGCAGGAATAAAAGCAATGAAAGACCAAGTTAAAAGAATTGAGATGCAAAAAGTATTAGCTGAAGAAATAGCTAAATGGGCCGGAGTTATAAAACAAAACTATAAATACAATGATAGAATGATTCATAAAAAGTTTTATATACACCACGAAATGACTATCACAGAAGCTTTAGGTCAGACTAGAGCAGAAATGGAGAATATGCTAGAAGCATTGAAACATGGAGGGTACTAGTGAAAGAAGAGTCAATTATTCAGCAAGAGATTCAGATAAAAGCACGTTTCTTTGAATGTATGCTTATGAGAAACAATTCGGGAGCGTTTACGGATAACACAGGTCGTCTTGTGCGCTACGGTCTTGGTAATATCTCTAAAAAACATAACGATAGCATAAAATCCAGCGACTTAATAGGTTTTACAAAAGTTATTGTAACACAAGATATGGTAGGGAAAACTTTAGCAGTTTTTACAGCAATAGAAGTAAAAAAAGAAGATTGGAAATATAATAAAAACAACTTTTCTAACCGAGAAAATGCACAATATAATTTTATAAATTGGGTAACGAATAACGGTGGTCTTGCAGGATTCTGTAACGATGCGGAACAAGTAAAAGAAATATTGTCCATAAGGTAATCAAATGTTTAAAATATTCCCTGCAACCTTAACTCAAGACGGACGTAAAGTTCCTGTCAAGGGCTTTAAGTGGCAGGAAGATTGTACTGACAATATTGACACAATTAATTCTTGGTCAGCTAAGTATCCTCAAATGAAATTTTATGGAATACCTACAGGAAAAATTAACGGTATCATAGTGTTAGATGTAGACGTAAAAACTGACGGTCTTGAAACTATAAAAAAATATCACGTTCCACTTACAATGAGCCAACGCACGTTATCTGGTGGTACACATTATATTTTCAATTATCCTGATGATGGTAAAAAATACGGTAATCGTGTTGGTTTTGATAAAGGTTTAGATACACGAGCGGAAGGGGGTTATATTATATGGTACGGTGCAGATGGTACACCTATCGCTAATGCTCCGGACTGGTTACTTGAAGCTTGTATAAACACCAAGGAAGATATAATAATAAATCCTGACGATATTGTTAAAATAGCTCCTGAAATAGTTCAACAAATTCTCGATAGTGCCTGCGAAAATATACGCAATGCCTCAGAAGGAGAAGGGAACAATACGTTAAACGTTGAGTCGTATAGAGTGGGTCAACTTTTTCCTTCTAATAGTATTGATCGTGAGAAGGCTTTTAATGAGCTTTTTAAAGCTGCTAGAGAATGTGGACGACCTGAGTATGAATGTAGGGCCACGATAGCGTCAGGCACTTCTAGTGGCTTTAAAGTCCCTTTTACAAGTCCCTTTGGGAATATACAACCTACCCTTCATATCCCTAAAGCTGAAGAGAAAGAAAACCCTCGTTGGACACCCTCGTTTTTTACCAGATACGACTTAACAAATATCAGTAAATTAAAAAAGCCACAAATATTCAAAGACTGGTCAACTGAGGATATTCATATCACTACTGCCGATGGCGGTACAGGTAAAACTACTTTAAAGCTTTGTGAAGCTATATCGCTAGCGTTAGGGGAGTCATTCCTTGGTTTTGAATGTATTAAAGAGGGCCGTACCTTGTTTATTACTGGTGAGGATACTAAAGAGAAGTTAGGTGCAATGCTTGGAGCAATTCTAAAACAAATGGGTTTATTAAACGGTACACCTGAGAATGAGTTAAAGATCAAGAAAGTGTTAAACTCAATTTTTGTCAAAAAGACTAATGATTTGTGTTTAATAACCAAGACTAAGCAGGGATTCATTGTAATTAATAGGGAATCATTAGACAAGGTTTTAGAGGCGATTGAGGATATTCGTCCTAAGATGATTGTTTTCGATCCTATAAGTAGTTTTTGGGGGTCTGAGGCAGCTTTAAACGACATGAGTAAAGCGGTAGCAACCTTTATGGGGGAGTTAGTTGAGAAGAGTAATGCTTGTGTTGAGGTAATAAATCACATGGGTAAAGCGTCCTCAAGTGCTAAAGATATGACACAATTTGCAGGTCGTGGCGGTACTGGTCTTCCTTCACATGCAAGAGTATCTAGGGTATTGCGTCCAATTTTTGAGCAAGAGTTTACGGAGCTAACCGGAGCAGAGTTAAAAGAGAATCAAAGTGCTATGATCTGTAATGTGAACAAATTCACAGATAACTCTCCTCTCTATAACAACCCTTTCGTCATTCTCCGGGAAGGTTACTTATTCTCTCGTATAGCTCTAATTGAACAAAAAGCAAAAGAGAAACAAGACGAAATGAGCGACACCGAAAGGATTTTTACGTTTGTGAAAAAAGAACGTAATGACGGAAGATACCCAAGCAAAGATGTTATCATAGCAAGGTTTATGGTAGGTACGGAGAAGATAAGTAAAGATAGAGTTATTAGGGCCATGTCGGTACTCTCATATAACGGACACATGGGAGAAAAACTTAAACCAATTGAAAATCCAGACATCGAGGCAGGCGGTAAAGTTTTTGTAATTACCAACATGGAAGGTAAAGAGGTTTAAAACTCTTCTAAAAGTTGTGGATATTTATGAAATATTCTTATCAATCTACAATTTGTAACTGACAATTCTCTTTTACCTGTTAGCCAGTATTCTATCGCTCTCTCTGTTACTCCAAATATCTCAGCTAATTCTTTAGTACTTATGCCATGAAAGTTCATAAAATTTCTTAAATCTTTTGGAGATAAAATTTTGCTATTCTTCTCGTTCATGTTGTGAATTCTCAAATTTTTTCTTTAATCTTTTATAACGTGCATACTCGCTTTGTTGTGTTCTTTTGGCCCTATATGATCGTTTTTTAACTCCTTTAACTCTATAGAAAATAATCCCTTCCGGTCTTTTCGTTCCGTCTTTTCTGTCGGGTGGTGTAAAAGGTTCGATAACTTGTTTATCTAAACAATCTTTAAAAGCAGCTAAAAAGGTTTGTTTATCAAAAACTCCCATTTCGTGACGCATTAGTACTAAATTTTCAAGATCCATACCTAACGTCAAGTTTACCATATACATTTTAATCTTTTCACTTTCTTCTGCAAAAGTATAAGCAGGAAAGTCGTTAGTTAACGTCAAATCAAATTCAAATGGATTCTCTCTTTCAAATTCATTATGAATAGCAAAAGCTATTAGTTTGTATAAAGATACTTTTCTCTTAATCGATATTTCTCTTAACTTTTTTTCTACGTAAGGTGACAATAAAGTACTTATTCTTCTCATAAGCCCATATCTTTTTTTTGTTTCTTCTTCCATACTCTTGTCCTTTATATTTCAATTCGTCTAAACCAACCTTTAATAAATTTCTTTTGTGTCTCGTTTTTACTGCAAATATCTATATAATGCTGTCCTTGGTATATGTTCAACATTTTAACTATCGTTATTATATCTAAATGATGTCTTAAAGTTTTAATTTTTACAATAGTGTCGTCACCTATGACACCATCGACTACCAAGGGGGTATTATGTGATAAGCAGTTAACGGCTTGTTGTAGCCACCTTGATGCTCTGTGTACTCCACAATTTACAGCAATATCGAAAACCTTTAGAGCAATAGCAACCGAGTAAATAGATATCTGGTCTAATTTCAATTTATTCCAATAGTCTTTTTTATAAATTTGTTCTACTAAATCTAACGGTAAATTCATCATCTCGCCTGTATAACCATAGCCCCTAGCAACATTCTCCGTTATGCCATATTTGGTTTTACCGCCTCTGTCGTCTTGGTCATTGGAGAATATCCCTTCAAATTCTAAAGTATGTTTTAAAGCTTGTTGAAAAATATTGTCCATAAGCCTATATGTCCTCTTCTGCTAACGTGTGACCGCAAGACTTAGCAATTCTTTCAAGTTCTTTTTTAACTTTAGATTTCATACTCGGTAGCCAATAATTAGGTGTTGCCTGTAAATAATCAGCTTTCATTTTTTGATAGGTCATTTGAGGTACACCTGAGTAAATAGGAAATTCAGATTTTAAGTCCGGATATTTGTTTAAATGATCTCTCAATGATCTAATGCTCATATTTAAATACTCTGCGGTTTTATCTCTGTTCCCTTTACAAACCAAGAGTCCTCGTCTTAAATACTCTCTTTGATAAAGACGCTTACGTTCCTGTGGAGTGTAATGATCCGTAAAAAGTAAATCTATAAAATTATTTGTTGTGCCTGTAAATGATTCAAATGGTCTTGTCATTATCTATCTCCCTGAAGTCTTTCTCCACAATTATGCTCCAAATGTGCGCTGCCCACATCCATTCCTTGTGTTCAATGCAATACTCTTTGATTACTTCCATTTTCTCTTTCATAATACGTACTTCTAATGCTTTCTTTTTATGATCTGCTTCAAACGCATCTACCACACTATTAAATGATGCATATTCGCTCATTCTATAACTCTCCAATGTATTCTAACAATGATTCATCGATATATGTAAAGATAAACCAATCATCCTCTGCCATATAATGCCAACACGGAAATGGGAATCCCTGACGCAGATTAGTCCAGAGCAGTAGATCCCCATTATGTTTGACCATGTAGATTTTTTCTTTCATAACTCTCCCGATTCGTCGTATATAACTTCGCCCATCTCAATACCACTAAGTTTGTTCTCACTTTCTTTTATAAATACTTCAAAATTGTCCTTAGTCATCCTATTACAACAAATAACTTCAAATTCTTTCGATTTAATAACGACCCTTTGTCCTTTCTTAAATAACCCTATGTATCTAAAGTTTTCTGTCAGGATGACATTGTTTGTATCCAGTATAAATTCTATTTTCACTCTGCTAGCCCTTCACTAAATAGCTCATTAATCGCCTCTTCGGTCATGTGACTCTCTGGCGTTACCTTTCCGATTGCCATGCCTGCAAAATAAGCTAACCATTCTCTATCTTGGTCTGCTGTTATACTTGAAATGTTTTCTTTATATATTTTAAACGTCTTGCGTAAAAACTCTTTCTGTTCTTCTCTATTCATTTTTTACCTCTACATTTTTCAATAGTAATTCAATTGTATTATCAAACGCTTTTCTTAAAAGAGAATCTGGAATTTCTTCTTTGCGGTATTCCCCTGATCGTGACAAACCTGCCATAACTCCATCGGTAATCATTTCTAGTATATCGATCAGATTAACGTCATCTTGAACATATTCAGGGTTTTTTAAATGGTGTTTTTCAGCTAACTGATGCATTTTCCACCAAGCTTGATGACCTTCTTTAAAGCCATTTGTAAAATCATCATAAAATTGATCTATATGTGAAATTTTGCTATGGTCATGTATGCTACCGGCATAAACAATTTCTTCTGCAAAAAATGCCATACCTTGTTTAACGTCCTCAATATGGATCTTACTATTTTCTAATAGTTTATCCTTGGTTACTTTTGTGACATCACAAGTTCTTGTGTCACACTCTGTATTTCTTTTTATTATAATCATTCTTCTTGTCCTGTTATAATTGTTTTTAAACTGTATCCGCAAAAATTGATAAAAATTCCATCTATAATTGATTGCGTATTCTCATCACTAGTATAATACAACCTAGATATACGCTCATCACATCGATCGTCATATCCGTCATCATCTTCTAAAAAAGCTAGTAACCTTTGTTTGTACATAATTTCATCACTCATTTTCGTAACCTCACTTCATGTAGTAATACATAAAACATTTTAATATCCTCATCTAAGGGTATTTCACTCCAAGGAATATCTCCATAAAGAAAAAACATATCGGCATAAATATCTAAAACAACATACTGATACTTGCGCTTACGATTGTTCCGCTTGTAGATTTTCAAAACACGTCCCTATATGTCTTCCCTATACTCGTTAAAACAAACCGTATTATTGCTGCTACAAAATAAATCGGTAGCACTATTGGAGTAACCAAGAATATAAATATATGTATCCACATAATAGACGTTTCTTCAAATAGCTCGGTAATTAGTAGAGTTAGGTCTTTCATTCGTCGTCTATCCAAACCATAGCCCTGACAATCGCCTCGCTTTCGTGGTCTGTTTTGTTATCGTCTATTGTGTTTAATAAATCCTGAATTATCTTGTGCGTCTTCTTATAGCACTCGGCATATCCGTCTTCGTGAGATTGGACTAATTCTTGTTGATAATCTTTAAAAGGCATTGTTATTGTTTTCATTTTTTATCCTCATACAACATTGAGTGCATGTTATCTAAAGTATGTAACATTTTTAATCTCTCTGCCATAAGTGTTGCAATTCTGTCATTAAGTTCAAGCAACGCCTTACCTAACTCTTCTCGTTCGTTTTTTAAGTGCTTTATTTGCGTCAATAATCTTAAAACATAATCGGTATCTGCATTTGTGTCGGTCATCATGTTATCTTTCCTTTTTTCAAAGTCCACTATGTCTATCGCTCTGCTCGTCTAACTCACGTCCTGTCGGATCTTCTTGAAAATAGTTAAACTCAGACTTCTGAATATAGATATCACCCTCATGGGTACGACAAATAACAAAATTCTCTTCATCTGCCCAAAGGCAAAACGTTATCAAAAATATCCAAGTCATTCTTCTTCCTTTTCAACCCAACCATGTTTATCAAAACCTTTATATTCTAACTGTTCGATAACTGCCTCAGATAACTTTTTAATTATTCCTTTTTGAGTTACATGTCCTTCTCTATAGTCCGTTAGCCAATCGCCACATGCTTCAATCATCTTGGTTACTTCTAATAATGCGTCTTTTCTAGTTTTCATGCTTATTCTCCGTTATATAAAGATAACAAATAAAAACCACTAAAGTTAAATGACAAAAAGCAATTAGAGCAAATGCTAAATGCATTACTTTAATCTCTCGTCTAAGACGTTCCAAGTGGTAACGTCATGTAACTTTCTATCAATTTGCGTGACATAAGCCAAGGTTACTATTTGAATTGCAATCGTGATTGTAATAAATACCTTATTCATAAAAACCCCCTCATTATTGGTGAGTGCGATCGTTATAGGATGCATTAAAAACCAACAATCAATCATTGATAAATTAGTTAAACACAAGCGATCACACTCATAATTCTCTTAAACTGTTATCAATCTCATAATAATTTATAATTGCAGCCCCTTTAAATTCCCCACACTCGGGACATTCCAGTTTAGTGGCCCTATTTTTGTGAGCTATAGCTACCCATATATGTGAACAATTAACGCATAAGCATTTTGCTGGGAAATATGATTTAGAATTTGTTTTGTTTTCGGTATTTTCACTCTCGGCATTGCGGTTTATAAGATTTAGATAGAAAAAAGGTGATTTTTTGATTACCATAACCGTTACCAAAGTGTTGTAAAATAAATTGATGCAAAAAGGTTATTATTAATTAATTAATAAATCAAGCAAATAATTAGATTTAAGAATTCTTTAGAAATATAGTGATATGCCCTTGATCGACATAATAGTTATCACATAATTGACCGTTAAGACCCTGTTTAACACTCTCAAGCATCTCAAGTTGATCGTCTGTTAAGTCATATTTAATAAAATACTTTAGGCATGTTGTGGCCATTTGTTCACTCTTGGGATTATATTTACCTAATGCCCTTTTCAAAAATTTGAATACTTCTTTATTTGTTCTTTTCAAGATTGCCTCTTCTCATTAACTTGGTTATTAACATCTTTGCGGCCCTTACGCTTTTGACCTCTATGATATGCCTCTTATATTGTACTTTAATGATACCAGCGGTAAAATTATCGTGAATATATCCGGCTTTATATTTAAACGTATGCATTAATCCCACCATGCCCTATAAGTGTCTGACATATCAAACTCATCGGCATCTCTAAAGGTTAATATGAAATCTTTCTTTACCTCTTCGCTGGATAAATCTTGATTTAAAACAATACCCTCTACGGATACCCTGGCATCATCACGAGTGTTGTTAATAACATATCCCTCAAAAATAACTTCTTTTTCGCCTGTATTGTGTTTTTCACAAAAACCAAGAAATTCAGAAATACTAGGTGACTCGTTTTGCGTCTCATCTGGTAAAGCTTGCTCTAATAGCAAAAGTGATTTTAATTGCGCATATCCACAATTAAATCTAGTATAATTATCTGTTAATTTAATATCTAAAATTTGCTCAACTAACTTTTCATTAATCATTTTTAATGCCTCTGCTTTAATTCAAGCCTTAATATACCGTTATAATTATTTATGAATTCTCTTAACTTACTCCACTCGTCACCGTCAAGTGTACTCGTATAATGTATATTGTAAGAGAAGTCTGACTTACATTTAATAACGTCTACGGTAACACCTGTATTTTTTAAAATTAAATCTTTGATCTCTTTACTACTAGGGGCGTGGAATAACTTTAATACCCTTTCAAGCTTATCCTTATATGTCTTATTGGAAGTATTAAGGTCTTGCATCTCGTCGTCAATAAAATGGAAAAGTCTACTATTTACCTTATTAAGAATTTTATAGTCCTCAAGCGTATACTCTACATAATCGCAAGTGTTATACTCCAATAAGCTTATCATGCTTATCAATTTACTTGGTGTATACATAGCGGCCCTTGACGGCAATTTTAAAAAGGCATCATAAGACAATATGCCGTTATCCTTAACTGGATGCCGATAACGCATATTAAAGTTTTGATGATTTAAAACATAAAGCCGATAAACACCTTTAGAGATGTAACTCTCATAGTCTTTATTCGATCGTAAACTTGACCAATAGGCCAAGGATTTAAACTCTTCTATATCAAATGCAATAACGCTCATATTTATACATCCTCAAAATTTGTTACAATCCGCATCTTTAAACTGGCCCATGTAGACTTGGTTTTTAAAATCCTTATCCCATTATTGCTTATTATGTCCGTCTTAATTGTACCGTTAAGATCATAATGGACTATCTCACTGTCATGCATATCCAATATCTCTTTGGTTACTGGACACATAAATGTTGGATGCGATTGTATCAAATATTTTTTCATTTCCAATAATGCATCAATCATTTGTTACCTCTTATCGGCATCAATAACATGGTATGGTTAATCTCCAAATACTCGTGGTCAATCCTGATTGGCGCATCTTTAGACTTAGGCAATTGGAAATTGAATTTTATTATATTAACTTTTGATTTACCGTAAACGGCCAATCTTAATATATAAATTAAGTCAGGATTTATAATTATGAAGTTATTTACTTCTTCATTTCTTAGGCTAGGCATAACGGTAAGCAAATTTGGGAAATCTCTATTCAAAAGATTTAAAATAATTGAATAATGATTTACTAATATTTTTAAAAAATTATTCTCAAGATCGATTTCAATTGAAAACATGTTTTCACTCTTATGCTCTGATAAGAATACGCTTAAAGTTTTTAAAGAGTTACTCTTAATTAGAATGTTACATTCTTGACCGTTATCCTCTACGATATGTTTTGATGTTATTGCCACATATCCATTTGTTGCCTCAAGTGTGGCCACATTGTCCTTAATAACCAAGTGTACACATTCTAGTTGTGGCCGTGTTACGTCTTTACTTACAACGTTGAAATAATTGAGTAACGTTGTAAGCAACAATCTGTTTACTCGCATAAGTTATCCTTTAATATTTTATGTTGATGTTATTCTTATCGTCAATTAACTCGATCTTATCTATTAATAATAACTCTTCGATGCCGTATACTTGATGTTTACCGCATGAAAAACATTCGTAGTTACATGCATCCGGTTCAACTCCATCGAATGTTACGGATAAGCACGATAAGCAAATACCTGAATACTCTTCACGCAGATTAATATACATATCCTCTGTTATTTTGATCTTAGACATTTTAAAATCCCCTGTATTTTGACTTATTCTTTAAGTCTCACATTATGTGATTTCTCTTTCAGCATCTTATTAGCGTTTTCAATTGTGCCAAATAATACTGTATCAGTGTACTTATCGAATATGCTTACTTCACTTTCACGCCTTACTTCACAAATTTTGTAACCATCAGCTTGAGCGCAATATACCATCTTAGGCAATACTATAGGGGCCGCTGGGGCCTCATCACCTTTACCGCATGAGATAACCAAGATAAGACTTAATATTAATAATACTCTCATTATTCACCTCTTAATTATGGGCAATTAGTTAACTCATTAGTCTTAACATTCAAAAAACATCCATCGTCTTGTAACTCTAATACAGTCTCAAGCTCTCTTAATAACATATACTCATGTCCCTTTAAAACTTTACCGTCGTCAAGTTTACGTTCTCTCTTATCGGTAGTTAATGTCTCACAAAAGTAACTACCGGCATTGTATTTACAGTGATGCAATACCATATTTGGATTGATGTTAAAGAATAATGCAATTGCTATATTTATCATTTTAACCCCTTTACTTTAATGTTATGTGATTTACTCTTAGGGACATAAACTCTGGCCTTAATACCTTTAGATTGTAACCAATTAACAAAATCATTTGCCGTCTTAAGATCAAAAGAACCAATATGCCAATTGTATTGATTGTTATCCTCTGTCCAATTGTATACTGTTACAACGTCACCTTTAGCGTTTTCCAAATCCCATTGTATTGTAGTCTTATTGTCGTCAATCATTGCGCTATCAGGTATACCAAATAACTTGGTCAACTCGGCATAACTCGCATCAAGTTCACCATTATAATATGTCCCTGTTACGGATTTAGTAGATTGCTTATAATTGGCCAAGACGTTAACGGATAACAAAACAAAACTTAATACTAATAATACTCTCATTGCTCTTTAGTCCTTAGTCCCCTGTATTGTTTTTATTCTTCTTCTTCTACGTTGTCACAAACCGAACACCCACCACCGTTACATCTTATGCAAATGTAATCTTTACCCTCATAAGTAACATCAACTATTTCTTCTTCGTACATTGTATTGTCCTTTACCCCTGTATTGTTTTAAAAAAAATGCTCATATCGTCATAATATGAGCATCTCCACCACTTCACCCCGTCACTAAGATAAGAAAATCTTTTCTAATATTGCAGCAACAATCAATCCTGAACTAAGGCAAATTATGTAAATTTTAAAGGTTATTTGATGCATATTAATACCTCTGTTTAAAACTCAAAACCATTGATCTTCTTAGCTGATTTATTGGCTATAGCATCTTCATACTTCTTGATCATATCAGGAGTGGCCTTTACCTCTGACATCTTAACACCTTTGGCTTTTAAAGTTGCTTTAAAGGCTTTACCGTCGCATGTACTTACATTGTGATATACAGCTAATTTAATTGCATCTGGTGTTACAGGTCTGAAGTATTTGCCGATCTTAGCACAACCAACGTCAGCAGCAGATAACGATAAAGATAAGCTCAATAGGGATAGGATAACTAGGGTTTTCATAAATAATCTCCAAATGGTTATTAAAGCATAAGTGCTTTTGTACTTACCATTATACACGAATTTAAAATAAGATCAATTTATAAATAGACGTTATGTAATATTTACATACTTTAAAGATTTGTACATTTACCAAGATGTAGAGATGTAGAGATGTAGAGATGTAGAGATGTAGAGATGTAGAGATGTAGAGATGTAGAGATGTAGAGATGTAGAGATAACCAAGAATATATAAACGTAAAGTATTGAAAAATGGTGATAATATAGCTATGAGGAACAATTGCTTTTGGCGAGAATGGAGATAACGTAGTTAACGAAGTTACCTACATTATCGCCAATCTCTGGCAATTAGTTTAAGCTATATTACCATTTTTTTTCATAGTCTGTCAATAGCTAAAAACCGAATAAAATCAATTACTTATCATTTTTCTTATTCTTGGTGAATTAATAGAGATATATAGCTTAATTTGACGATATGTAACTCAATTAAGAGATATGTAACTCAATTAAGAGATATAGAGATGTAGAGATATAGAGATATGGAGAGATGCAGACATATATCGATATGGAGAGATGCAGATATAGATCGAGATATAGATCGATCCGTAAAGATATGTAAACATTGTTCACGTTGTAAAGATATGTAACGAGTTATCTCTACATCTCGTTACATATCTCTACATCTCGTTACATATCTACATCTCTACATCTCGTTACATATCTCTACATCTCGTTACATATCTACATCTCTACATCTCGTTACATATCTACATCTCTGCATCCAGTTACATATCTCTACATATCTCTACATATCTCTACATATCTCTACACATCTACATATCTTTACATATCGTTACGCATCTAGATCTAGATCGATATGCACAAATCGTTACGTCTCTTTAAAGATCTAACGTTCTATTAAGTTATGTAAAGAGATGTGGAGATACAGATATGTAAGGTTAATTTTAAATTCTTAAAAAAGATTTTTCAAATTTAACACCCCCATCAAAAATTTAAGGAATGTAAAATATATATAAAGGTCGTATCAAAAACTTGTACGATTTCTGACGAAGTATTTCGATATGTTTCATATATGTACGTATCTATACCGATCTAAAAATATATGTACGGATATATATGGATCTAAAAATATATGTGTAAATTTGTGACAGATCTAAAAATATATGTACGATTTTATACAGATCTAAAAATATATGTAAATTCTTGTATAATCACTTTTAGCATATTCGAAATATCAGACACTAATTAATAAACCCAAAATTATATGTACGGATTTTTATGTGGTTAAAATTATATGTACGGATTTTTTACAGGAGTATTTCTCCTTGGTTAATTTGACAACCTAGATAAACACTGATTAGAATTTAATTAATTGAGTAAACATAAAGGAGTTAATATATGATGGGAATCACCAAAACACACACATTGTTAAGCAATGCTGCTACCGTAGCCGCTGGAGGGGCTGTAATGCCTCTAGGAACGAAGAAAACCTTCCACCTTACTGGAACAACCTCCGCTGGCGCAGGAGCTTCTACAGTGGGCGTAGAAGTGTCTAACGATGGGGTTAATTTTATAGAAGTAGATGGACTAGCTCTTACCCTTGGTACTGTAGCTACTTCAGATAGCTTTTATTTAGACGCACCATGGAAGTTTGTTAGAGGTAATGTAAAGACTATCTCCGGAACAGATGGAGCAGTTACATTAATCATGGGCACAGAGATTTGAAAGACTTAGATAAATCTGACTTCCCTATCCCTGAACCGATAGAAGAGACAGGGCAGTTAACCATTAACGAGTTTAGTTATATACTAGACACCACTCTTAAGAAAAGTCATAGACACGTACCTCACGTAATAAGCTTCATAGATGCTTTCGTAAGATGCAAATCAATTAGACAAGCATCAGAAGAAGCAGGGATACATCGTGAGGTAGGCTACAGACTAAGACACAGTGCTGACGTAGCTAACGCTATCCAAGCACTTACCGACAAATCATCAGTTAAATACGGATTCGATAACAGTGAGATTTTTGAGAGAGTTAAAGAAGTTGTAGAGTTTGATCCTATCATGATGCAGAATAAAGACGGATCTTTCAAGAGTAACTTGGCAGACGTAGAACCTGAAGCAAGACGGAACATCAAGAAGATGAAGGTTAGAAACATCTATAACCAAGACTCAGACATCAATGGAATGAAAAAACAAATCATAGTAGGTGAGATAATAGAGTATGAGTTTTACGATAAACTTAAAGCTGCTGAGTTAACAGGACGTGAGAAGGAGATGTTTAAAAACACCACCAAGGTCGAGCATACTGTTACAAGAGACATGCAGAACATACTCTTGGAGAGCGCAAGGAGAGCAGACGAGCGTGAGAAGCAAGTAACCATAGATGTAACACCTAAGATACCTAGACCGTTTTAAGGAGACTTATGAGACTATTTAAAATGTTAGAACGACTAGAGAGAGCAGGGATATCCTATTGCTTTCAATCGTACATAACTAACGAGAAGTTTTATAATCTGATGGTAGTAGACATCTACGGCAAACAACATTACATCGACTCAACTGACATCTCAGACATAGAACGAGGACTAGAGATTATCCACAGTAAGTTTTTCGATGACATACCTTCTACCCTAACTGTACCGAAGGGACTACCTAAACCGTTTTAAAGGGCATTATGGACGACTTAAAATTACACTACAAGACAGGAGACATCTTGGTTCATAAAAGGGCCGAGAAGACTGTAAGAGTGACTGCAGTTACTACCCAGCTATTATTAGCAGTAGACGCTAAAGGTAAAGAGGAGAAGTATAGACCTTGGGACTTAGAGAAATACGAGAAGCAAACAAATGAGTGAACCATCTAAAGAAGACATACAACTTTTCACTAAGTTAATAAATACTCATCGTTATGACTTTGCTAAACTAGCGTATCTTACTTTTCCTTTCGGAGAGAAGGGAACAGACTTAGAAGAGATGTATCCTTACGACTGGCAAATAGAAGAGTGGAATAAGTTATCAAAACACTTACAAGACCCTGCAACAAGATACACAACCTATCGACTAGTAATCTCTTCAGGCAACGGATCAGCTAAGACCGCTTGGGGTGCTATGACGCTGATAATGTTGTTATTCACTCAAAGACTGAAAGCAAGGATAACCGCTAACACTGACCCACAAATGAAGCAAATCGTATGGCCAGAGTATGACATTTGGTTTAGACGAGCTAGGTTTATCGATCATTTTTTTGAGAAATTTGGAACATCTATCAAAGCTAAGAATGAGAAGCTGTCAGAGAGTTGGAGAATTGATACGGTTACATGGTCTGAACAATCTCCTGCCGCTATCTCAGGACTTCACAACAAAGGTGGTGCTACCGTATATGTGTTTGAAGAAGCTCCTGGTATTCCTGCTATTATCTGGCAATATGCTTCCGGAGCATTTACCGAGACAGGGACAATCAAAATACACATGGCGTTTGGTAACTCTGACGACCCTGAGAGTAAATTTGAACAGAACATGAACTCGCCTTTGTGGAATTCAAGAAGAATAGACACCAGAACACTAAGTCACATTGATCCAAAACAAATTGAGTCTTGGTTAATTGACTGTGGTGGAGATGACGACCACGACGACTTTAGAGTACGTGTCAGAGGACTACCTCGTAAATCTGCTAAGGACTCTATTATAAAGCTAGAGACTGTAGAAGCAGCACTAGCAAGACGCAAAGGGTTTGATATTGCCAGTGTTAAGAATTTCCCGGTTGTATTGTCTTGTGACCCTGCATGGACAGGCGGCGACGAGACAACAATATGGTACAGGCAAGGGCCGTATAAGTGTTTATTAGAGAGATACAAATTACGCAAAGAGAATGGCGAGACTCATCAGCTAACCTATAATAAATTATGTTATTGGGAGCGCAGACTGTCTGCCGATGCGGTTTACATTGACCAAGGAGAAGGTACTGCAATTTATACCTTGGCAATGAACGCTGAGAAATATCATTGGGTACTGATATCGTTTGCCAATAGTCCTACCGACAAAGTTGACGTTAAAGAGAGTGAGTACGCAAATATCAGGGCCATGATGTATTATCATTTGAATAAAGACTTGCTACAAGGTGGAGTGCTTGACTCAAGAAAGGAAGAGTGGGTTGAGGACATTAAAAAGCAATTATGTTGGACTAAAGGGACACGCCACAAAATCACTCATCAAAAAATTGCAGAACCTAAAGCAGACATAAAAGCTCGAGTAGGGAAATCTCCTGACATTGCTGACGGAGCAGTATTATTGTTTGCTCATGAGATACAAGACAAATTACCAGAGCATGAGACAGACGGAGATGGACAACTGTTAGTAGGTGGTGGAGCAATGAGAATGGTTGAGCATAAAACAGACTATGAGGACACTTATGATAACTTATACGATTGAGAAATTATCCGACAATATTGCTGAGTTAAACGAATTATCAAAACTTCATTATTTAGAAGTTTGTCCATACGATGACATACCTCTAAATGTTAATTGGGACATACTAGTTACCTTAGAAGAACGTGGATTTTTAAAGTTATTTTTAGCTAAAAAAGATGAAAAAATTGTAGGATATGCTATCTTTACAATGAGTTATAGCATTGAATACAAAGATTCTTTTCAAGCATCAATGAACAATATATTCATTCATCCAGACGAGAGAGGGTTTGGACATAGATTCATTTCTTGGTGTGATGAGCAATTAAAAGCGTATGATGTTCAAGTAGTTTATCATCATGTCAAGGCAAAAAACGATTATGGAGTATTGCTTAAAAGATTAGGATATGCAATCATGAACATAGAGTATAGTAAAAGATTGGATAAATAGGAAGCATTTTATGTGTAAAAGTGACCCTGCAAACATCGTAGAAAGTGTTATTGATGTTGGACTTCAATACGCCACATACGGAACTGTTGGTTTCGATAAAGACAGTAAATTTGGTTTAAAGAAAGGGGTAGTTACTAAAGGTTCTATTGACGGTCTTAAAGAAATTACAGGAGCTAAGGCGGCAGAAGAAGCAAACAATATGGCCAGACAACAAATGGAAGAACAAAGAGCTACTACATTAAATGATCGTGAGAACGCTAAAAAACAAGATGCTGCTAATCAATTAACTTTGTCCAATAGAGCAGGTGGTATCAGAAACCAAGTAAATTCATCACTTAGCACTAGTCGTGGTGGTAATCGTTACTCTACACTGGGTGGAGAAGAACAGGACTTTTTAGGCTTATGAAAAAATATTCAAAACAACAATGTGAATTTTTAAGACAACAGGCCAAACGAAAATTTGATAAAATTCGTTCAACTTGGTGTGATCTTTTACGTTGGGGTTTACCACATAGATCAACATGGATTTTAAGTCAAACTCAAGGTGAGAGAAAGAACCAACACATAGTAGATCCTACTCATATCCTTGCTCTCAGATCGTTTGTAGCAGGGTTTTTAGAGGGTAATACCTCTGCCTCTCGTCCTTGGTATCGGATCGGAACTAGAGACAGCGAGAGAGAGGATTCTGAAAGCGTGAAGGCATGGTTACAACACTTCACCACAAGAACATTAAGTTATTTAAATGGTTCAAATTTTTATAATGCTGCTGGAAAGTTTTATTACGACTATGGAGTAGTAAATACAGGAGCGCATTATTTTGAAATATTAGAGAACAATTTCTTTGTACATACTTTAATACCAGGTTCTTACTTCGTATTAAACGATTCTTATGGAAAAGCCATAATTTTGATAAGAGAATTTACCTTAAATGTAAAATCTATCGTTGATACCTATGGTAAAAAAGACGCTAACGGAAAAATTGATTGGTCAAACTTCTCAGACCGAGTTAAAAGACTATACAGAGAATCTAATTACTCTGAAAATATTGATATTGTTCATGTTGTTCAAGAAAATCCAAACTTTGATATAAATAATCCCGATGAACCAACCAATCGTCAATGGTTAGAATTAACCTATGAACTTGGTGGCGCAAGTGGACATAGTTACACCGATGGACAAGAATACGGAGACACAAGCTCAAACTTAGATAATAATACTTTTCTAAAGGTGTTTACCGGAAAAAGAAAACCATTTGTGGTAGGTAAATCAACCGAGGATTTCGAATACGGAGAAAAAGGGCCAACACTTGATGCCCTTGGTTTAATAAAGTCTTTAAATAAGAAAGCAATTGGAAAAGACCAAGCTTTAGAACAGATTTTAAGACCAGCTTTGCAAGGGCCATCATCTTTGCGTAAAAGCTACATAAGTCATGCTCCAAATACTTTTGTTCCACTAGATGCTAAATCCATCTCAAGTAAACAAAAACTAGAACCGATATTTCAAATAAATCCGGCAATTGGAGCATTAATCCAAGATGTAGGAGACTTGAGGCAACAAGTAGATAAGTTGTATTTTGCTGACTTCCTTTTGTATTTGTCTAAAAATCCAAAGACCAGAACAGCAAGAGAGACAGACGCAATACTTGAAGAACAACAAAGAGTTGTAGGGCCAAACCTTCAAAGTCTAAATGACACATATAATATTCCAGTTTTAGAATGGGTAATGGATTATGTTCTTTTTGAAGATCCGTATCTAAAACCTGTACCAGAAGAACTTTTTGGTCAATCATTGAACCCAGAATTTGTTTCAATATTTGCTCAAGCACAAAAAGCAGCAGATTTACCAGCAATTGACAGATATACTGCCATGATTGCCAATGTTGCTCAGATTGACCCAAGAGTATTACAAAAAATTAATACAGATAAACTTGCTGATCTTTATGAAGATCGTTTATATTTACCTGCTGGATTAAATAATCCACAAAGTAAAGTAGATGCTATGAGAGAACAAGCTCAACAGCAAGCTGCGAGACAAAGGGCCTTAGAACAAACCGTACCTGCAATGGCCAAGGCAGTAAAAGATGTTTCAAGTGTAGAATAATCACAAGGAGGATTTAATATGAGAAGTTTTTTGTTAAGTTTAGTTTTTTTAATGGTGAGTTTTTCATCATTTGCTTTTGAGGGGTTAAGTGACGGAACAAGTCTTAAGATTTTTAATCGACTTAATTGTGGTGCAGGATTAACTTGTACTAGATCAAAAAATGGTGTTTTCAACGTGGTATCATCTCCAACCTTAGACGCAGGAGATATCACTATTGCAGGTATCGAAGCTGGTGACGCTGTTTTAACTCTTAATGCTGACCAAGCCGATGACAATGGAGACTCTTGGGCAGTTAGTTCAGTGGCAAGTGGAAACGCTTTTACTGTAGCTAACAACACTTCAGGATCGCTTGTTAACAAACTAACTCTTTCAACTGGTGGAAATCTAGTTGTTACTGGAAACGTAACAGGTGTTGCTGGTGTATTCAGTGGTGCAGTAAGTGGAACTACTGGAACATTTACTGGTGCTGTAGCTGGAACTAGTGGAACATTCACTGGTGCTATACTTGGTGACGGTGGAGATGCACTTTCTGGATTTAGACAAAAACAAGTAGCTGCTACTGCAACAACTATTACTGCTGCTCAGTGTGGATCAACATTCATCAATACTGGTGCTGTACAAATGGAACTTCCTGAAGCGTCTGCTGTATTAGGTTGTCGCTTAACTTTCATTACAGGTAACGCTGCAAACTTTGATGTTAATCCTGACGATGCTGACATAATTGTACTCTTGGCCAACGCTGCTGGCGATGCAATTAGAAACGCTACTGTTGGGAACTCTGTAACCATCGAAGCTATTTCAGCTTCTCAGTGGGCGCAAGTTTCTACTATCGGCACATGGTCAGATATTAATTAATGAATGAAGAATTAGAAAAATATTTTGAGAAAAAGGATCGTCAAGAAGCACTAGAACATAGAGATGTGCTTCTTGCGATTGCTTCTATTTTGAAATCGAGCGAAGGAATTAAGTTATTTAGATATTTCTTTAAAAGTTTCGATGTTGCAAAATTACCTGAGCAAAGCATGGAAGGAAATATTCTTCACGAGTATTTAGGCTTTTTGCGAGCTGGTAATTCTATTTATAAACTTGTGTGCGAAGCAGACTTTGAAATTTCTGCTTCAATATTATCTAAATTGGAGAGGGAACGTTATGATGACATCAACGAACAATACAGAATCGAAAACGGAACAGACTCAGAAAGTTAATTCTGGTTACACAGAACCCGAAGCTACCAAGGAAGTCGAGAAAGACTCTAACCTTGATGATTACGGATACACTGAACCAGAAGTGAAAGCTGAAGATGAGAAAGAACCTGAAGTAAAAAAAGTTGAAGAAGAAAAAGAAGTTGAAAAGAAAGCGACTGGATACGATAAAGAACCAGAAGCAAAAAAAGTTGAAGAAGATAAAAAAACAACTGAGGGTGACTCAGACGTAAGTAAAATCCTTGGTGAATTACCAGACGGTTATGATAAAGAATTAACTTCTAAGTTTATTGCTGAAAACAAGATGACAAAGGAACAAGCAGAAGCTTACGTTAAGTTAGCAAAAGAAGAAAGTAAGCGACTAATGGAAGAGCGAGAAGCTCAAGTTCTAAGCACTAGAAAGCAATGGATGGAAGAATTAAAAACCGATAAAAGCTTCGGTGGAGAGTTTTTTGATAAAAATGTTGATAGAGTTGAAAAATTGTTAGATAAACATATGCCAAATATGAAAAAAGTCTTGACAGATAGGGGTACAATGTTGCCTCCTTATATTATGAAAGATTTATTGGGGGTTTCAAAACTTTTGAATCCAACAACCATTTTGGTAAACGGTGAATCAAGTAATGAAAAAGAACCAGAGACAAATTTTCTGGTAGACTTATACAAATAATATGGAGGTTTTTTTATGGCGGCTAAAGGATTATATCTTCTTACTCTTGCAGATGTTGCAAAAAGTAAAAATAAACAAATTGGAAAAGTAGCAGAAGTTCTTGTTCAGCACAATGGAATGTTAAACGATATTCCTTATCAAGAAATGAATGAAGGAACAATACATAAGGAAGAAATTCGATCTGCACTTCCAGAAGTATATTACCGTAAAGCTAATCAGCCAATTCCTGCTGGAAAAAGCACAACCGAAGAAAGAAGCTTCCAAGCTAGTCACTTTGAATCAAAATCTCAAATTGATCGTGCTGTTGCTGAACGTGGTGGAATGGATCGAGTTGCTTATAACAGATGGAATCAAGCTCAAGGTCACTTACAAGCTCATGCAAATGAACTTGCAAGCCTAATGATTTATGGTTCTCCTGCAACAGCAAATCGTAAAACTGCTGGTTTTTTCGATATCTTCTCAACCCTTGCAACAACTGAAGCTACTAGCAATCAAATCATTGACGCTGGTGGAACTGGTTCAGACAATACTTCAGTATTAAAAGTTCATTGGGGAGAGCGATCAATTTTCGGAATTTATCCAAAAGGAACAACTGCTGGAATTTCTCGTATAGATCATTCGGCCGGTGGAAAATTGGTAAAAATTCCTGGTCTTGATGAAAATGGAGCTGTTGGAGATTTCTGGGGTTATGAAGAACAATTCCTAACTGACCATGGACTAGTTGTAAAAGATTATCGTCAAGCTGCAAGAATTGCAAACATTGACGTATCAAATCTTGTTTCTGGTGCTGGTGCTGCTGACCTTATTGACCTAATGATTTCTGCTGATTATAAAATTGACAGCAAAGACAACGGCATGGGTGTTTGGTATGTAAACAGAACAATTGAAGCTCATTTACATAAGCAAGCATTAACTAAAGTTGGTGCTGGTGCAGGACTTACTTTTGACAATTACCAAGGTCAAAAAGTTCTAATGTTTTTAGGTTGTCCAGTTCGTAGAATGGATGCTTTATTAAACAGTGAAGCAAGGGTTACTACCTAGTATTAAATTTTAAAAGGGGTTGCAAGACCCCTTTAATTACGGAGGATATATAAAATGAGATTCGATATTCAAAATCAATTATGTGTAGCACAAGCTTTTACTGGATCTGCCGATGTTTCAGCAAGTTCATACAAAAAACAAACTGCTGCTCAAGATCTAAGCATTGGTCGTAGAATGGCCCTTTTGGTTATGCCAACTGTTGCTTCAGGTGCAGGCTCTACTCATACTCTTGAAGCCATCCAAGCTGACGACGACGCTTTAACAAGCAACGTTGTTTCTTTAGCTTCAATTTCGGTAGCTGCTGCTGCTTTAGTTTTGGGTGCAGAAATAGAAATCCCAATCCCACAAGGTGTAATGAATAAGCAATACTTAGGTTTTAGACATACTGCTACTGGTGGAACAACTACTGTAACACTTGATGTTTACTTAGTGCCACAAGACGAAATTGCAGAATATAAGTCTTTCCCTAAAATTAATGACGCTGAGGTATAGTAATGAGTAAGAAAATTCCAACAATGCCTAATTTAGGCATGGTAGAAGAAATTCTTCCGGGAGAACAAGAGATCGTTCAAGATGAAAGTTTTGAAGAAGAACTTCCAATTGAACCAAAACTTATCTACAACGATCCTGAAAAGGCTGCTTGTAATAATGTAACAATCCCTTTGATTCCTAAGCTTGGAATTGCTGTTACTGCTACTAGGAGAGGATTTTTTGCACAACAACGAATAAAAGAAGGTGAAGAATTCATTGTAAAAGCTTTTGAAAGTCTTGGTGACTGGATGAAGTGCAAAGATTCTGAGCTGGAAAAAAAACGTATTCAATTTTTAAAAGATAAAAAGGCGAAAAAGTAACCTTCGCCTTTTTTGATGCGAGGGTGAAATGTCTTTTACGAAAACTAAAATCTATAATACTGCTTTGTCCGCTTTGTTATTGAATAAAGAGGTTGTAGACGTAGAAACAGATAAGAGTAATTATGTTTCCATATTAAATACTTTCTACGATATTGCATTTGAGTCCACTTTAGCGGACTTAGATTTAGATTCCTTATCCCAACCGATTACCTTAGAGCTGTTAGCTCAACTAGAAGGTGAAGCTTGGAATTATGTTTATAAATATCCAACAAATTGTGTTTTCATGAGAAGAATTAAATCCATGGTGGAAACGGATAACAAAAGTACCCATATCCCAAAGCGTACAGGTATTTATAACGGTCAAAGCGCAATTTATACCAACGAGTACCAAGCAATCATTGAAGCGATTCCAAAAGACGTACCATTGGAAGCATTAAGCCCTATGGCAGGTTTAGCAGTAGCTTATAAGCTCGCTTTCCTTTCTGCTCCTCTAGTAGTGGGCAAGGGTGCAAAAGCTCTTAGAAAGGAAATAAACGAGTTATATATCGTGGCAAAATTTGAAGCACAAGAAAAAGACTCTTTGGAAAACTTCAACTATGAGTCTGACTGGCAACGATCTGAATTTGTAGAAGCGAGGTTATCATAGATGGCCCTAAAGACTCTATTAAGTTTCTCATCAGGAGAAATTGATCCAATATTGTTCGACTATGTGACTCTTGAAAAATTCAAGAGAGGTTTAGCTACTGCTAGAAATGTTACTGTCGGGAAAACAGGTACAATTATGTCTCGTTTTCCTCGGGCACATTTCGTTAAGTCTAAGAATAACGGAGAAGCAATAAGAATTTATTCTCCACCAAACTCAGGAATACTATGCGAATTTGGTGGCGGTTACGTTAGGTTTTATAATTTTAGTGGCAGTTTATTGGGCGAGGCTGTTGCTCCTTCGGCAGCATATTTACCTCTTTTACATTTCCAAGCAAGTAAAAACTATCTTTATGTTTTTACAACGGCTGTACCTGTTCGATACAACCTAACAACCTATACCTTAGATTTAGCTTCGACAGCTTTTAGAAATGTAGATACTCCAAATGTTACTCAAACAATAACTCCTACAGGTGCGCCGACAGGATACCAAGTAGATTACGCTGTTTCATATGTTTATAATGGAGAAGAGTATAATTATTTAGATCTAACTAGCCTTGGTACATTTAACAAACCTGAAGTTTTAGGGCAATCAAACGCTATTGTGATAAAACTCACAAATACCGGATTAGTTACATCAATTCCAGCTAACGCCACAGAACTTAGAGTCTATAGACGACCAAACGGTGGTGGAGCATTTGGATTTATAGGAGCTAGTACAAGCTTTTATTTAAGTGGTAGTAATTTATATTGTAAATATATTGACGTAGGTGGTGACGCTGATTTTACAAATGGGCCACCACTCTTAGTTACTAAATCTGGGTTATCCTCTCAATACGCAGATAGTTTGTATCCTGCTACTGGTCTTGTTTATCAACAAAGACTTTTAATTGCTAATTTCAACATTGACGTAGAAGGGATATTAGCTTCACGACCCGGCTTTCAAAACAATTTTGACAGAGACTTCCCTTATGATGCTGACTCAGCTTTACAGTTTAAAGCAGGGACATCAGGGAAAGCAGCAATTTTAAGAATGGTTGATAGTGATGGTCTAGTTGTTTTTACTGAGGTTGGAGTATTTGTTAATACTGGACTTTTAAATATCGACAATGTTGTTTTAGATAAAAGAGTAAACAATGTTATTGAAGAATCAATAGCTCCTCTTGCAATTCCTGGTGGAGTTTTCTTTGTCGATAAAACTACAAACAGTGTTAGACAGTTTTTATATTCTCAAGAAATCGGATCCTATCAAGCTGTTAACCAATCGATTTTTAGTGACCATTTATTTAAAGAAAAAGTAATAGTGGCTTGGGACTACCAAGGTGGATCAAATTCAATTATTATAGCGGTATTCTCTGACGGTACTTTTGCGACATTTACTTATGATTTTGAACATGAAATGAAAGCATGGACAAGACACGACTCTAAATATCCGGTTGAAGATGTTGCCGGAACAACTGTTGCTGACACAACCTTTTTTGTAACAAACAAAAATGGCAACCGATACATAGAAGTAAGTTTACCAAGACGTATAGCTGCTTCTGAGCTTGTGTCAAACCCTGAAGCTGATAAATCTGCTCAAAATACTTTTATGGATGCTAGCTATACTAAGGAACACTTGTTAAACGAAGGACTTGATCCGGGTGATGAGTTTTTATTAGTACCTACCGTTACCGACGATTGGGAAGATGATTTAACTTTGACTTGTGGAACTTCTGGTCTTTTCCCTGCTGCTGGTCTTGGTGCTGTAGGAACAATCTTTAGATTTTTTGATACTACCGATAAGAGTACTGTTGATTTAGAAGTGGTAAGCAGAACTAGCGACGATGAAGTAGTAGTTAAACCGTCTTGTCAGTTTCCTTCCGCTCAAGCTTCAGGTTTTAGACTTTATGAGACTTTCACTCATATTGTTGGCTTGGCCCATTTAGAGGGTGAAAATGTTACCGTAGTAGTTGACGGCTTTGTGGTTAACTCTCCAAACAATGATGTTGAAGGTTATGATGCAATTACTGTTAGTAGTGGTGCAATCGATCTTCCTGCTAGCGTAGGGAGAGGAGCAATCATCATAGTAGGACGACCGATTACAGCGGATATTAAGACGCTCAACATTACTACACTTGAAGAAGCTCCAACTACTGTTGAGTCTTTGTTAGTCGGTAAGCTTTACGTTAGAGTCCATGAGAGTAGAGGACTATTTGTAAGCAACAAATTTCCAGAAGAAGCAGACGGATTGAAAGACGGTGATAGTGTAGTTGGAATGGAAGATTTATTTAAAATGTATGTTCCTGATGGATACGACATTACAGGTAACAGATATTTACAACCCATAAGTAGAAGAATTGAACAAACACTTCCGGGAGATTGGGACACCAACGGTCAAATGTCTTTTAGACAAGTTGATCCTGTTCATTTTGAAATATTGTCAATCATTCCTGATGTGGAAATTCAGAAAAGGAGTGATGTATAATGCCTTACGCAATGATAGCTCTCGCAGGTCTTCAATTAACTGGAAGTTATTTTGCTTCTCAGAACGTTAAAGACTCCGCAAGATTAAACAAAGATATAGCCGATATGAACGCTCAATTCGCTGAATTGGACGCTTATGACGCTGAGATCGAGGGATATAGTCAAACCGCTAGATACCAAGCTGTAATTGATAAAACTCTTGGTGAACAAAGAGCGGTTTTAGCTGCTGCCGATGTTGATTTATCTTACGGTAGTGTTGCAAGCATAGAACAAGACACAAGGTTTATCGCAGATATTAATAAAATGGAGATTCATAAACAAGCTCAAGAGAGAGCATTAGGCTTTAAGAGTCAAGCGAGACAATACACCATGAGCGGTCAACTAGGATACGCTCAGTCAAAAGTACAGTCTAGCGCAATAATGACTCAAGGAATTTTAGGTGCTGCCCAAACGCTTGCGCCATTAGGATCTTCTGGTTACAGAGATTATATGAAGGGGAAAAATAATGCCGATTCAGATACCAAGACTCCAACAACTTGAGTCTACTCAAACACAACCAACAAATCGTCTAAACTTAAATGTTCAGAATAACGCTGATACTATTTTAAGATCAACGTCAGCGGTTACTTCCTTGGTAAAAGAAGGGATTGATGTTTACGATAAGTATAGAAGCGATACTTTAAAACAATTAAATTACGAAATAGAACAAAAATATGATTCATGGACTACTCAAAAACTAATTGATTTAAAAGCTATAGACGGTGATCCTACAAAACCCTATGTTGACTATGAGAAAGAAGAAGAAGAAAAATCTAAAGAATTATTAAGCGACTATCCTGATTTAGATGACGAAATGAAAGGTTATGTTACAGCTAAACTAGATAAAGTCAGAAATGCTTATAAACTCCAATCGTTAGCACAAAGAGGAAAACAACAAGAAGTTTATAAAAATAATCTTTTTGAATCTACCATAAGTCTAAAAAAGAATACATTACCGTCAAACGCAGGTTTCGTACGAGAAGGAGATCCTACCTCGTTTTTACCTTTTGATGAGAATATTTCTGACATAAAAACAGTAATAGCTCAACGAGGCTTAGAGAACGGAACAGTTACTAAGCTTTCTGATGATGCTCAAAGTTGGAATCATATTTATAAAGACGATGATGGAAAAATTGTTAAAGTCTCAATGAGTGAGATGGCGAAGCAAAGAACGGCAAAAGAAGTGAGTGAAGGGGTTACTAGTTCTATAAAAGCTATGATCGATGCCGGAGAGATTAAAAGGGCCAAGGCATTACATGAGAAATATGGGGACTTCATAGACGCTAAAAGTAATGGAGTATTAGTTAATCGTTTCAAAAACCAAGGGCTTAAAGACGAAGCCTTGGTTACTTTGTCAGACATATCGAAAAAACCTGAAGACAAACAATTAGAAGCTATTGATAAGCTTCCTGTTGATCTACAAGGCGAAGTACTTAAAATCAAAAGTGCAAACGATAGTAGACGAGAATTGTTGAAGAAAAATCAACAAGAAGCAAATTTCGACTTGTTACTTAAGGATATGGACTACCGAAGAAAAAACGGTCAACTTAATGGTGTTGCAGATTTAGAAAACTCTCAAGTTTACAAAGAAACATTTGATAAACTAAGCAGACAACAGCAACAATCGGTATTGCAAGAATTTGAAGCTCCTAAGAAAACCGATCCTAAAGCTTTAATTAAAGTACAAGAATTATTCATTAACGGAGATATCAATAATACTAGTTCTGCTCAATTCCAAGAGTCACTTGTTGGATTGAGTAAAGAAGATAAGACAAGATATGAGACTAGATTTTTAAACATTAAAGAGAATAAAAATAACTTAACTAAAACAAGCGGAGTGAACAAAAGAGCGGCAGACTTGTTAAAAAACAAACTATATGCAACAGGACTTATTAAGAACGACGAATATGGTAAGTTAGACAAAAAGAACTATACAAAATTAACAAAAGCAAACGACGACTTAATAGATTACTTAGAAGCTGTTCCAACAAATATTTCAGACAAAGACTTAAGTGACCAAGTGAACAAATATATATCTGAGAAAAAGAAAACTGAATTGTTTGGCGGTGGTTCTTCTTTCTTAAGTAGACTAAATCCTTTCGGTAACGACGACGACACACCTAAACCAGCAACCACTTTATCAACAAGACAAACTCCTAACGACGATCCTTTAAAAGGTCTTGATGCCAAACAAATTTTTAAACTTCAAAGAGACTATAAGAAACAAACAAGAACAACAGCTACTCCTCATCCTAGTGACAAAGCGTTTTTAAATTACGTTAGGAGTCTTGGTAAATGAAAAATTTTAGTGAAGAACCAACAGATCCAGAAGCACAAGATATAATTCGTTATAGCAGTAACAACCCTCCACAAGAGGCAATAAACGTCATAAATCGTTCTGAAAGGTACGACATGCATCCTGACGAATACGATGCAATGAAAGATGTCTTAAATCCTGAAGCACAATTAGAAGAAAGGATTCCTGCAAGCGTTAGTCCTGCTTTAAAATCTTACGCTAGTAAGTCGTCTAATCATGCCAAGGTGGTAGAAGGGGAAGTTGGAATTTTAGATAAAATAGCAAAACACGCTGGTTTTATTTCTTATAACTTATGGTCAGGTAGAAGTGACGAGTTAGAAATTCGTGATTTATTTAAAAGAAAAAGAAAAGAAGGTAAACTTCCTGAGCATGAAGAAGAATATCTAACAAATTTAATAAGTGAAAGAGATGAAAAAATAAGTTCTTTCGAGTTAGAAGGATACGAACAAATTCCTGGTCAAGCGGCTACGGTAGTGGCAGACATGGTTAGCGCAGTTGGAAACAACAAAGCACTAATTGGTTCAACCACCTTGGCAGGTGCAGCAGTTGGGCTTTCAGGAGTAACTTTTGCTCCTGTAACTGTTCTTGGAGGAGCTGCTACAGGTTTTGGATTAGGTTTAACCTCTGCTTTCGGTAAAGACGCTTACGAGAGAATTGCAGACTCTAGTTACGACCAATTAGGTAGAATGACCGGTGAAGACGGATTACCTTTAAATCTTTCAGAAAATACCAAGAGCAATATATCTGTTGCATTGGGTATAACATCAGGAGTACTTGAAACAGCAACCGGAGGAGCTTTAACTTTTGGATTAGGTAAACTTGCAAGCAAAAAGGTCATGAATCAGATTGTTACAAATACAGGGTTAAAAACGGCATTAGACGTTCTGGGCCATACAGTAAAGACAGGAGGAATTAGTTCCATAGAAGAAACATCTTCTGAGATTGCGTCAATTGTTAGTGAGAATTACGCAAAAGGACACAAATCCGAAGCTGGTTTATTAAATGCAATTTGGACAACAATTGAACAAATCGCAAAAGATCCTGAGACTAGGAAACGTCTTACAATGACGGCCGCTGTAGGTGCGACCGCAGGTGGTGGAGCGGCCTTTGCTACTGGTGCAGTAACTTCACCAAAAATAAAGAGTACTTATGAGAAAAGTAACGCTAAAATTAGAAACCAAGAATCTCAAAAAAATGTAATTAATGAAGCTTTAAGAGCTTTGAATAATAAAGAAGAAATCGTTAAGATGTCAAAAGCTTCTTTAGATACTGATCTTAAAAGAATGTCACCTGAACAAATGAGTGAATTTAGAAAGCAAGCTTTTACAGAGGCAGGATATACCGAGAAAATATGGTTCAGTCAAGAGGACATTGCTACTTTAAAAACATCAAACCCAGAGATTGCCGCTAGAATCATAGAAATGGATATGACGGAAGGATCAAGAAACAAAACAGAGTCCTTTGTTGGTTTAGAGTCTCATCAATTTTTAGATCTTGTTGACGATGCGCCAACAGTGGCAGACTTCGCAAGATTACATCCTGAAGCTCCAAATCCGCTAGAAAGTAAAAACCTATTAGAAAGGTTCAATAACGCTCAACTTAAACGTCAAGAAATCTTTTCTTCTCTTGGTAAAGGTGAGGAGTTAAGTCCAGAACAAACCAAGATGATGTTGGATTTAGACAAAGAGATAGAAGAGAGTACCAGAGGTGCTGGTGTAATGGGGTATATAAATGACGCTGTTACATTTACAGAGAACATAGAGGGAGTCGTTCCCGACAAGCAAGTAGAGGCTTTAAACATCGCTCAAAGAGCAGCAAGAATAGCTGTAGCAGACTTATCAATACAAGACTTTGACGCTAGAGAACAGAGAATTGAAAATAAAGTTGTTAAGTTAAACGAGAAGATAGAAAAAGAAATTCAACTAAAGAAAATTGAAACAGATTTAAAAGTAGTTGATAAATTCAAACCTATGAAAGGTGAGAAAGCCGAGAAGATTAACTGGCAAGAACTTAGTAATTTAAACCAAAACACAAATTACCTTACGGTAGAATACAAAGATGGAGTAAAGAATCAACCCGGACGAGTTAACGAAATTCAAGTTAATAAAGTAGGAGAAAACAATTACCAAGTAAATACTACAGACGGATACACAAGCGAAGACGTAAAAAGCTTTAGCACTTTAGAAGAAGCTAAAAAAGAAGCTGAGAAGGTATTTAAAAATTTAAAAGAAAAGGTTGAAACACCTTCTAAAACGACCAAGAAAACCTCATACTCACCACTTGCAATTGATCCTAAGTATCTTCCTGATAACCTCAGAGAAGCTTATATAACCGAACCAAAGCTTATAAAGCGCAAAGTATTCGTAGAGGGTGGAATAACTCCTGATGAAGCTGCAACCTTGGCAGGTGTAAAGGACGGAGAGACTTTACTTAAAATACTAGCAAACGCTCCTAGTAGAAACGAGTTAATAGCTCAACGTAAAGCTAGATCTGTCGAGATAAGAAAAATGGTAAAAGAATCTCGATCCGTTAATGTGGAAGAGAGAAGAAACAAAATATTTGATGATCTTAATGCTGCTCACCTTAAAGAAGTGGAATTTATGCGAACCAAGGAGTGGCCAGGCGAAAAACTAGGTATTAAGAAAGTAATGCTACCTCTACCTAAAATTGCAGAATTAAACAACACAGCAAGAAAAGTTATCGCTAACACAAGAGTAGCTGACTTAAGACCTAGACAATATAACGCTGCTGAAAAAAGTCTTCAAATAAAAGCAGCTAATCATATTTTAAAAAATGAAGTAGAACAGGCGTTTGTAGCGAAAGAAAAAGGCATGTTAAATGTCGAATTAACTAGAGAGTCACTAAAAGCTAGAGATGCCATTGATAACGCTAGAGATGTAATTAAAAGAATCTCAAGTAAAGAAGGAATAAACACTCTTAAAAAATCCGGGTTACTGAATAAAGTAAATGAAATCCTTGGTCTATTTGATCTTATTGGTACTGACTCCAAAGCTGTTCGTAGAGACTCATATTTCGAGTATTTACAAAAGTTAAACGACCAAGGAGAAAGCATTGTTGTTCCAGAAGAGTTAGCAGATATAAGACAAAGAGGAAAAGACCTAACAGTTGAACAATATCTAAGAGTAACTGAAAGATTACAAACTCTCGAACATCAAGCGAAACTTAAAAACAAACTTCTTAAGAAACTTGAAAAACGTGAGAAAATGAATCAAATTGAAACGGAAGCTGCAATAGTTGAAGATGCTGTTTTAGACCTTCAAAACCATCCATCATACGATGAAAAAAGACTATTAGCTGTTAAAAATAAAAATTCAAAAGACGTAACACAAAGATCAAGAGAGCTTTTTGGAAAGTTTAGTTCGATGATAAGTAACTTCAAAAATGTTGTTACCACTCTAGATAAAGAACGGTTAGGTGAAAAACATTACAATATTTTAGCTCAACCAATGATTAATTCAGAAACTTTTGAAAGACAAAGAAATCTTGATGTTGTAAACCAACAAAAGAAAATCATTGCTGCTTATGGAGAAAAAGAGTTTACCGCAGCTTTTAACGAGTTTATAGAAATACCAGAGTTTAAAGGATACGAACATTTAGGTAACGGTAAATTAGCAAAGTCAGACCTTTGGCGATTAATGTCAAATCTTGGTGATCCTACCGCTAGAGAAAGAATTCAAAATTTTAAAAATGCTACAACAGGTGAAGCAATGACTGTTGAGTCTGTTGAAATAGTCTTAGATAGGGTATTAACAAGCAAGGATGCTCAGCTTGTTCAAAACTATATAAATATTTTTAAAAGTTTTGAACAAGAAGCCATGGACTTACACGAACGAACAACCGGAGTAAAACCTAACATGGTTAAAGGAGTTCCTTTTACTCACCGAGGGAGAGTTTACGAGGGTGGTTATGTTCCTCTTGATTATTTAGCAACGTCCCCAACAGAGAGAGCGTCAAGATTTTTAGAAGTACTAGGAGATAAGTCTGTATCAATGTTTGGTGAGGGAGAAGAAGGGAAACTTTACAGTCTACTAAGATCTGCTGAAATGACTGAACAAGGGCGACTAATTGATAGAAAAAAATCTTCAAGACCTTTAGACACAGATTTTAGAACATTTATCGGAGCATTTGAAGAACATATCCATGACTTGGCATATCGAGAGTCTGGATCAGACGTTTTAAAACTTTTAAAAAATCCAATATACAGTAACGCTATTATTTCTACTGTCGGGGTTGAAAAATACAATACAATGACAAGCGGAGTAATTGAGACTGTTGGACAAAACCATGGTGAAGATATTCTTAGTCCTTACGCTGGTGAAAGAAAGGCTGTAGAGAATTTGTTTAAACACCTTGAACAAGGTTTTAGTGTTGGGACTCTTGGATTTAAACTAAGTTCTGTTTTAATGCAACCTTTATCAATGTTTTCTGCAAGTTTAAGACTGGGAAGAAACGGCCCTACATATCTTCTTAAATCAACAGGTCAAGTATTGAAAAGTTTGGTTGACGGTAGTTTTAACAAATTATACGAACATGCTATTGAAATTAATCCTGATCTTAAGTTTAACCAAGACTCCATAGACGACAGTTTAGTAAAATCACAATACGACTTGATACCTAAATCAAATAACACACCTTATGCTAATAAATTGGCCATGCTCAAAAAGGGTAAAGAACTTTTCGTAGAAGCAGCAATGTATGGTCTTAAAAAGATGGACATTTACAACAAGGTACTTGCGACACATGCGGCATACGCTCAGTTTGTAGATGGTGCAGTTGAGAATTTCCCTCAAAGCAAACTAGACAAAATGACTCCTGAAGAAATACAGGTTGCTGGTAAAAATTATGCAAAACAAATGGCAGACTTGGCCCTTACTACAAGTGCCAACATAGACAAAAATGCTCTTGAGAAAATAGGGCAAATGAGAATGTTTACAAGGTTTTATACTGACTTAAGATCGCAAGCTAACACTTTTACTTCTCAAAACCGTAAAATTCTTGGAAAATCTAAAGAAGCGGTATCTGCTTACAAGTCAGGCGATACAGGTAAAGCAGCTTTATACGCTAAAAATGCTGCCTTAGACCTCGGAGCATTACTCACCACTTACACTTTAACCAAGTTATATATTGATACTCTTAGAGATGAAGAAACACCGATTACAGACTTGGCAAATGTAGAAAATATGGGAGATTTTGGAAAATTTTTATCTAATACTGCTTCTTATGTTGCAACAGCTCCAATTGAAGGTTTCGCTAGTTCTGTACCTCTTGTAAGAGATATTCAATTTGCGGTAGGTGGTTATGGTCGAGTTAACTTTCCGATTACTCAAACTTTCACAGACGTAGTTCAAGGAATAGTTGGAGTTCGTGAGTGGATGAACGGAAACGAATTAAGCAAAAAAGAAATTAGAGGTTTATTGTTCAGTGGAAGTTATTTGGTTGGTGGATTCCCTGTAAAAGGACTAATGGAAATTAATACTTTTATTCAAGAAACATCAATACCAGAAAACTTTATGAATTATGTTCAAAGGGAAATAGTCGGGTTATCTGAAGATATTGATAAGTTTAGTGAAAAACATAAAGATGATCCAAAAGCTCAAGAAACGATTGCTGCACTTAAAGAAATCCAAGCAGAATACGCTCCTAATACTGGTGCAAGTATGGAGAATTTGATTCCAGAAGACAGCATGGAAGTACTTAAGACAGACGATTGGAAAGCGTTAGATCCTGTTACTGGTGGTGCTGGTGTCTATCAATTCACCGAAGAGAGATGGAAAGAAATCTCAGAAGAAAACCCTGACCTTGGTTTGACGGAAGATGGAAGAGTTTCTAAAGATCCAGGTGAACAAGAAAAAGCAATGAAATATAGTTTAGAGCAAAATGCTCGTGGGCTTGCAAATTACCAAGTTGAAGTTGATAACGCAAACTTGTATGGAGCGCATAGATTTGGATTAGACGACTATGTTTCAATACTGATGTCTAACGATAACGAGAAGCTGACCAATGTAGTAGAGAATAAAAAATTATTTGAGGGTTTTAAAACTGTTGGACAAGTGAGAAAATTTGTTAGGCAGAAAATAGAAAAGATAAATAAATTGACATTAAAATAGGTTAATGAAAGGATTTTATTATGTCACGAACAACTTACGCTCCGAAAGAAACATACCTTGGTACAGGCTCATTATCGGCCTATACTTTTAACTTTAAAATTGAGGCAAAATCGCAGTTACTAGTCGTTGAAATAGACGATACTGGTGCTGAGACTCAAAGAGTGCTAGGTACTGATACTACTTATTTAAGTAGTGTTACCTATGATGCTGTAGAAGGTGGAGGTACTGTCAATCTGACAAGTAACTTAACCGCTGGATACACCTTAATTTTGCTTCTAGCTAACGATGCTCCAACACAAGCACACGAATTTAGAAACAAAGGAAGTTTCTCGTTAAAAGTAATTGAAACAGCAATGGATTTCTTGGCAGGTGCAATACAGCGATTAGCTTATAGAGGTAAACAATCTCTAAGAATACATGACGCTGACAACGAAGAAACATTCGATACTCAATTCCCTCCTGGGGTTACTGACGCTGACGGTAGGTATTTAAAAGTAACAGATGGTGGAGATGGGTTTGAATATGGTTTTACCATTGCCGAACTAGCTGCAAGAGTTTTCCCAACTGCAAGCGTAATAGGACAACTAGCGGTTTGGAATGGAACTACTTGGGTTGCTTCCTTGGTTGGTGGTGGAATGTATGTTTCAGCACTTCAAAGCATTGCAAGCGGTGGAACAATTACTATCAACGCAGCAATACAACAATTCTTAAAAGTCCAAGGAAACAGTGGTGCGCAAACTGTTGCAAACTCTCCTTTTAGTTCTCCACCCAGTGATGGAACAATTATTTTTCTAAGAGGTACAAGCAATACCAATACTTTAACAATTCCTTATAGTGACGGTAACGGTGGTTGCATGTTGAATGGTGACTGTACTCTAGGGCTTAACGACACTTTAACGCTAGTTTATGACTCCGCAGAACAAAGATATTGGGAATTAGCAAGGAATTAAAATGAAAAAAATCAAACTATTAGTAATTTTTATACTTATCAGCTTATCAACTTTAGTTTTTACTCAGTCTTTACGGACTATTAAAACCGATGCAATAGCTCCTAACGCCACAGGCGGTAATATTGAGATTACTGCTCCTGTCATAATTAACTCTAGCTCGGTGACAGTGGACGATGTGTTGGACGAGGATGACTTAGCTTCTGACTCTCCTACTGCCTTGGTTACTCAACAAAGCATAAAAGCTTATGTTGATGCAGGTTTAGCATCTGTTAGCGGTCTTGGTGATGTTGACATTACCGGAGCGGTAGCGAATGACATGCTAGTTTGGGATGGTACTAATTGGGTTAACCGATCCGATATGATTTTTGATACTGCAACCATCGGTGCGGTTCTTCCTTCTTCTGCAATATTTAACGTAGCTTCAACCACCAAGGGTTCTCGTCCTTGTCCGGCTATGACAGAGGTTCAAAGAGGTGTTATAGGTACTCCTGCTACTGGGCTTTGTGTTTTCAACACAACTAGCGCAAAACTTAACGTTTATAATGGAACAGGTTGGGTTGATGTAGGTGGCGGTGGTGGAATATCCGCATGGCTTACAGCTACAGTTTACGCAATAGGTGATGTTATTCATAATAATAACTTGGTGTATTTAGCACTAACAAATCACACTTCAGGAACATTTGCTACCGATCTTGGAAACAACGAATGGATTCAATTAAGCGACTACAGTGATGCTTCAAACGTTCAAGTATATGCTTTAGACTCTGTAACGAATGTGTTTAACCGTATCAATAACCAAGGAATTTTCCGTACCATCTCTTTAACAGACGATGGCGGTCTTGCGTTCTCTTGGAGTACCGGTACTATTTACGACATTACAACAAAACTTCCGGTAGAAATAAACGCTGGGAGTGCTAGCTGTACCAATAACGCTGTTAATTATCTTTACTGGGACTCTACCGCAACCCTTACTTTATCCACTACTAAACCTGCTTTCCCACAAGTGCGTGTAGCTACTATTGGATGCCAAGATGGTGACATTGTATTTTTACATCAAGAAGAGGCTTTAAACACTCGTGAAGCTGCCATAACTCATGGTCTTGAAGAGTTATTTCCGGTGGCTGTAGCTGAAGGGGTAGTCGTATCTGAGGACACTGACGTAACGAATGTTTGGGACGTAGCGGCCTCTGCTGGTGAGTATTATTTAGATGCTCATAAAGAGATAACCACTTCTTCATTAGTATCCAGAACGACAGCTATGGTTAGACACTATAAAGTAGCAGGTGCTTGGGATAGTGATACAAATGCTCAAATCAATACTACACAATATAACAATGGTACAAACCTAGCAGCGGTAGTAGCTGCTCAGTATTACAAGTCATGTTTTTATGTTGCTTCCGATAGTCGTATTCATTGGGTTTATCCGACCACAGGTCACGTTCAGTTAGCTGACGCTATAGCGGATGCTTGTCCTACCCTACCGCCAGGTCTTAGAGAGATTGCTCCTTCTAGTGCCTTGGTACTTAGAGGTAATGCGACAGCTTTCCCTGCCTCAACGTCTTCTCAATGGATCGATATACGTCCTATGTTTGGTACTAGTACAGGTGGTTCAGGAGTATCTGAGTTTACCCTTTTAACCGATACTCCTGCCACTTTTGTAAGTTCTGCTGGATACATGGTAAGAGTTAACGCTGGTGAGAGTGCTTTAGAGTTTTTCAACTGGCTTACTGGTACTGTAACGTTCACCAATAAGACGTTCGACGATCCTATCACAATGCAAACTGTTGCCACTCCTGCCAACCCTGCTGCTGGATATATGAAAATTTATCCAAAGGCTGACGGATATTTTTACACTTTAACTAGTGCAGGTGTAGAGACTCAAATTGCCGCTGGTGCTGGTGCAACCAATTTCTTGGCCCTTACCGATACTCCTGCGGCATATACTGGTGCTGCTTTAGATATAGTAAGAGTAAACGCTGGTGTTAGTGCTTTAGAATTTGTTGACAACACTTCTGATATATTTACTCAATACGCTCTACTCGCAGGACGATCAGGTGGACAAACTCTTATCGGTGGAACGGCTGCTTCTAACGACCTTACTTTATCTTCAACTAGTAACGCCACCAAGGGTGCAATAGTAACGGCAGATAGAGTAGAAATTGGGAAAGACGTTTACGCTAAGGCAGGAGTTTTCTCTTATATTACAAATAGTAACGCTGAGAGAGATACTACAGGTTGGGCAGGTTACAATGATGGTTCGGTAGCTGCTCCTGTTAACGGTACAGGTGGTTCTCTTACTGACTTATCGTTTGCAAGAAACACTACTGGCCCTCTTCGTGGCTTGGCCGACTTCCTGATTACTAAATCCGCAAACGATGCCCAAGGAGAAGGAGTCTCATACGATTTCTCAATAGATACTGGCGATCAAGCGACTGTACAGACAATCAATTTCCAAGCGACTACTTCAGCAAATTACGCAGACAACGACATTGGAATTTATGTTTACGATGTGACTAATTCTGTTCTTCTTGCCTCAGTACCAGTTAACTTGATAGGTGGAACAAATGGTAAGTTTGCAGCTAGTTTCCAGACATCTTACAACTCTACTTCATATCGTTTAATATTCCATGTTCAATCCACAAACGCAGCGGCTTACACTGTTCAATTTGATAACGTACAAGTTAACGATCAGAAGATTGTGAATGGTGCGCCTGTTACACCTTGGGAAGCTTATGTCCCGACTGTATCTGGACTTGGTACTATCTCATCAAGTGAAATGTACTATCGTCGTGTTGGTGACTCGGTAGAAGTGAAAGGATACGTTCAAGCAGGAACGGTAGTAGCATCAGAGGTTCAAATAGGGCTACCTGCTGGGCTAACTATAGATACTACTAAAAACGCTTCTGTTACAACAGTAGGTTTCGGATCTTCTACTGTGGCGGCTGCTAGCCAGTATGTGATGTTAGGAACTGGTGGCGACACTTACTTTAACGTAGGTTTCCAAGATGCAAGCCACTCAGGACTTACCCCACTAAACGGTAACGATATCCTTACTAATAATAGCTATATCTCTTTCTTCGCTAAAGTACCGGTTGCTGGATGGTCTTCCGGTGTAGTCATGAGCGAGACTATGATGAACAAGGAGATTTTGTCCATAGCAGCAGGAAACGCAGGACAATCTGTAACTGCTACTTCGGGGCAGATACCGTTTATCACAGTTTCTAATAGCGCAGGGTCAGGGTGGGACGGTACTAAATTTACAGCTCCGGAGACTGGAACGTATGATTTTAATGGGCTAGTTTATGTTAGTGCTGCCAATTCCTCACTATTAGTAAACATGAATAAAAATGGCTCATACCTTAGGACAGTGACCGCTCCAGCTTCCTCAACTAGCGTAATCTTTGAGCTTAATGGAACTGTAGTTTTACAAAAGAATGACTATATTGATTTTAGGTTTAACCAAACCATTACTGTGGTAAACGATGCTGGCTTACATCACATGACTATCAAAAAATCCAACGTAGGTTCACAGACTATGGCGGCTAGTGAGAGTGTATATGCTAGTGGTGCTGGGAATGGTTCAACTGTTTGTACTGCAAATGTTACCAATATAGATTTTACAGAAACCTCTGACTCTCACGGTGCTTGGAGTGGAAGTATATTTACTGCTCCTGCTAGTGGAAGATATCTTCTTACTGGGATGGTTAGAGCAAATGCGTCGAGTGCTTATCATGTACAGGTTTATGTCAATACTGTAGCAAACGTATTTGCAGGTGTTGCCGAGACTAGCAGCCAAGTAAGACAGTTGTCAGCCACGCTCAGACTAAATCAAGGAGACACGGTTTCACTAAGGGCAAGCGCAGGAATAACACTAGACAATGTTACAACGTCCCACTACTTCAGCATAGATAGGATATAAATATGAAAGACATAAAAGTTTACAACACAATTACTAAAGAGCTTATTGCTAACTTGCAATCAGAAACAGGAGAGTATGAGGTTTCTTCTATTTGGGGCAAACCAGCAATGGAATGTCCAAAGAAGAAAGATCCTTTAGCACAAGGTAACTACCATGACTCCTTGGTAATTGGTGAGTTTGAGAAGGAGATACACCCAGAAAGAACTATAGGGGGAGTAACATACCCTGCGATAGTTGAAACATGGGTAAAGCTTAAAGCAGAATACGAAATTACCATTA